TCAGTGAGAACTAATTAAGGAGTGTAGGGGGTGACCAGCAATCCCCTCAGCGGAATTCCCGGTAAGCACTAATCTTACCTCTCTCCCACCCACTACGAGATGCGTGTTTATCTTGAGGCTGAACAAGACTTCGCTTGATTGATTCCTGTGTCGCGCAGGCGATTGAAAGATCCTATTCCGCAGCGCCTCCTTGCGTACAAGCACCTCAAGTCCCTCGCTGCGCACTACAATGCGCGCAACCACGGTACGAATAAAAGCACGTCTGTCCGCCGGAGATCCGAACAGCAGTCGCTTCGAGAGTGCCGCAGCAGCACGAATGATATCCTGGTTAGAGTCCGCGTTCTTTCGCCGCACCACTAAAGCGTCGGTCACATTTTTGGCCGATTTCAAGAATGAATGAAGCGCGGAACCTGTGGCGGTTTCGAGTTCGCCTGCGGGAATTCGGACTAGACCCTGATGACAGGCGCCCGGGTGTTTGATAGCGACCTGGGATACGTAGTAGCGATAACGTTTGCCATTCTTAACGGTGTGGGAAGGCGTGAATCGGTTGCCCCGCTCGTCATAAACCAAACCCACCAGTAGGCTGGGTTCCTTTGCCCTCGAACCGGAGTGGTGAGCGTAATTGTTAGTCCGGAGCCGCTCCTGCACTTTGTCCCACAATTCACGGGGAATGATCCCCGCCTGTTCGCCGGGATACACCTGCCCTCTATGTGCAACCTCACCCAGGTAAACTCGATTTTGGAGGATATTGTAGAGCGCCCCACGAGAATATGGAGCCCCGCCCTCCTTTCGTCCCGTCCGGCTGATCCTTTCCTTGGTTCTGATACCTTTGCGATCTAGACAGATCTTCAGTTTGGATACACAGCCGAGCCTGAGGTATTGGCGATAAATGTCACACACACGTTGCGCCTCGCCCGCGTTGACAACTAGTTTGCGTCCCTTGAGGTCATAGCCGAGTGGCACTCTACCACCCATCCACATGCCCTTGCGTTTGGAGGCGACAATCTTGTCGCGGATGCGTTCGCCTGTGACCTCGCGCTCGAACTGTGCAAACGATAGTAGGACGTTCAAAGTCAGTCGGCCCATGGAGGTAGTCGTGTTGAACTGCTGCGTCACCGAAACGAAGCTAACATTGTGCGCGTCGAAAATCTCAACGATCTTGGAGAAATCCGATAACGCACGGGTGAGGCGGTCAACTTTGTAGACAACCACGGCATCGATTTTCCTAGCCCCCACATCTTGGAGCAGTCGCTTCAGGGCGGGCCGATCCATTGTCTCGCCGGAATATCCACCGTCATCATAGGCCGTGCTGATCAGACGCCAGCCTTCGTGCCGCTGACTGGCAATAAACGCCTCGCAGGCCTCGCGCTGCGCCTTGAGCGAGTTGAAGGATTGCTCAAGGCCCTCCTCCGAAGATTTGCGGGTATAGATGGCGCACCGGATCCGAGGTTTAGCTTCGGTTGGCATTGATGTGATTCCTGGCTTGATTTCTCTTGAGGCCGAAAAACAGCGGTCCAGACCAGCGAGTACCGGTGATCAATCGAGCAATTTCCGATAAGCTCGAATAGCAGTGGCCGGCGTATTCATAGCCGTTTTCGAGTGTCGTGACCTGATGAAAGTGGCCGTGCCACTGCCGGACGAGACGAGTCCCCGGCTTCAGGCGCGGCAGGCCTGATATTTCAGCGCCGGGATTGACTGCGAATTTGCAGGCCAGTTCGCGAAGACGCTTTCGATTTTCCAGGCTTGGTCCGCCGTAAGCCTGCTCCTGAATCCGGTAGGAAAGTATCCGAATTAGCAATCCGCGCCGGATTTGAGGGGGCGCTGTCCGCCTGAAAAGCTGCCTCCAAAGAGCCAGTAGTTCCCTCTTTTTCATTGCCGGTAAAAGTGCAAGGCGACTTGTGAGGACTGCTGGCATCATAAACGAAACCTGCTACAATGAACGCTTCCTTTCCTCGAACAGTCAAGAGAAACCTATGGACAAAAATGATCGACGGTCTTGCGCCTGGACACCCAGGCCAAGAGGACCCTGCCGATGCTCTGCCCGAAATACCCGAAAACCTCCGGGTCAGCCGCAGTGGTGAGGTCTGGGTATTGGGCCGGAACCAGATCCTTTGCGGAAACGCGCTCAATGGGTCCAGCTACAAGACGCTGCTCGGAGACAGTCGGGCGGCAATGATCTTTACTGATCCGCCCTATAACGTACCGATCGTCGGCCATGCCACGGGTTTGGGAAGAATCCAGCACCAGGATTTCAAAATGGCTTCAGGCGAGATGAGCGAGAGTGAATTCACCGAATTCCTCACGCAAGCTCTTGCCCACCTGGCGGAGCAGAGCTCGGATGGGGCACTCCATTTCATTTGCATGGACTGGCGCCATATGGGTGAGTTGCTGGCCGCTGGGCGCCGGGTCTACTCCGAGCTCAAGAATCTGTGTGTCTGGACCAAAGACAACGCCGGCATGGGTTCGCTGTACCGCAGCCAACATGAACTGGTATTCGTGTTCAAGAGCGGTAAGGGCCTTCACCGCAACAATGTCCAGCTGGGGCAATACGGGCACTATCGCAGCAACGTCTGGCAATATCCCGGCGTGAATTCCTTTTCAAGAAAGACCGAGGAGGGGAACCTCCTCGAACTTCATCCTACCGTAAAACCCGTCGCCCTAGTCGCCGATGCAATCATGGACTGCTCGGGCCGGGGCGATATTGTTCTGGACTCCTTCTTGGGAATCGGCACGACAGTAATTGCGGCGGAGCGAACGGGCCGCATCTGTTATGGAATCGAGATCGACCCTGCTTACGTCGACACTGCGATCCGCCGGTGGCAGGCTTTTACAGGCCAGAACGCCGTTAACGAATCCTCAGGTCAAACTTTCGCGGAAGTTGAAAGGGAAGCTCAACATGGATAACTCGGGTAAACCGGAAGAATTGAATACTGGCAGAGTGGGATACTGCAACCCGCCCCAACATACTCGGTTCAAGAAGGGCGAGTCCGGAAATCCTAAGGGCCGTCCGAAAGGTACTCTGAATTTGGCTACCGTTCTCGCGAGAACCTTGCGCGAAAAGGTAATCATCAACGAGAACGGCCAGCGCAAGGTTATTACCAAACTCGAGGCTGCGGTTAAGCAACTGGTGAATAAGGCAGCTTCGGGAGATCTACGCGCTCTGCGGCACCTAGCGGATCTTGTGGCCTCCGCCGAAGAGCGGGCGGCTCAAGCGCCGGTTGCCGATGCCGCCATCAGTGAGGACGATCACAAAGTGGTGCAGGGAATTTTAAAACGATTCGGCGATGGAAATATAGGGGGCGAGGAAGATGAGGTTGACAGCAAATGAATATCACGCGTTATTGCGGCAAGATTTGTATGCGTTCATTGAAAAAAGCTTCTATGAACTGAATCCGACAACTCCCTTCCTCCGCAACTGGCATATCGAAGTGATAGCCGCCGAACTGGAAGCGTGCCGGTGGGGTGAAATAAACCGGCTCATCATTAATCTCCCACCGCGTTCCTTGAAATCAATTTGCGCCTCGGTGGCCTTTCCGGCATGGCTCCTGGGACATCAACCCAGCAGCCAGATCATCTGCGCAAGCTATGCACAGGATCTCGCGAATAAGCATGCCATCGATTGTCGCGCACTCCTGTCGAGCAAGTGGTATCACGATCTTTTTCCGACCTCACTCTCGAACCAGCGGCAGGCTGTGCAAGAGTTTATGACGACACAGAAGGGGTTCCGTTTGGCCACATCGGTCGGCGGGGTGCTAACCGGCCGTGGTGCGGACTTCCTTATCATCGATGACCCGCTGAAGCCGGATGAGGCGCTGTCGGACACCCAGCGCCAGGCTGTGAATGACTGGTACGACCATACGCTTTACAGCCGCCTGAATGACAAGCGAAAGGGCTGCATCATCCTGATCATGCAGCGTCTACACGAGGACGACCTAGTGGGCCATGTTCAAGGCCAGGAACCGTGGAAGTCAATCCGTTTCCCAGCCATAGCCGAACTGGATGAAACGTATCTCGTTCAGACCCCTTATGGCCAGAAGCGTTTTATGCGTCGCGCCGGCCAGCCTCTACATGCTGAGCGAGAGCCAGTGGAAGTCCTAAAGCATCTCCGCGAAGCCCAGGGAGAATATAACTTCGCCGGTCAGTACCAGCAGGCTCCATCTCCCTTAGGCGGTGGTATGGTGAAGGTGGAGTGGTTCAAAATCCACACCCCTGCCGATCTGCCGTCACAATTTGAGCTAATCTTTCAAAGTTGGGATACCGCAAACAAGCCGACGGAACTCAGCGATTACAGCGTCTGTACCACCTGGGGCGTGAAAAACAAGCACGCCTACTTACTCCACGTCTTTCGCAAGCGGTTGGGTTATCCAGAACTGAAGCGCGCCGTCCGGGAGCACGCAGAGGCGTTTAGTCCACAAACGATCTTGATCGAAGACAAGGCGTCCGGCACACAATTAATCCAGGAACTGATCAGGGAGGATATGCATGCAATCAAGAAGTACGAACCGAGGATGGACAAGATCATGCGGATACATTCCGTCAGCAGCGTGATCGAAAACGGTTTTGTACACATTCCAGACAAAGCCGCGTGGCTGCAGGAGTACCTGCACGAACTGGCCACGTTTCCGAAAAGCAAGTATGACGATCAAGCAGATTCGACTTCTCAGGCACTGGATTGGTTCAAACAGGAATGTGTGACTCCAAGATATGGGCTTTTCGAGTCTTACCGGCGAGAGGCGGAGAGACTGAAGGCAGAAGACCACCTAAAACCTGAAACCATCTCCAGGGGCCAATTCCTCAGGGAGCTCGAAAACCGTGGGGGTTTTTTCTTCTCCCCCTATTGA